CTAAATCAATAAGAGGAAGGACTTCGCTTATCTCTCTTTTAGTTTTGGCCATATGACCAGGATACCAATTGATATTACTTTTTGCAACACTTTGATTATCTGAATTATTATTCATAATTTATCACTTCCTTTTTGTTCTTTAAAAAAACATTTCGATTATATTATACCATATTATTTTGCGATTTTAGATACTTTATAGCATCTTCATATTGATCTTTATATTTAAATTCAATTCTTATATTTTTATTTTCATCTATATATATATTATTAATAAATTTACTGATAATGTTTCTATCAATATTTTTTAATCTACCAATTCGTTTATATTCGTTCAACCATTTTAAATCTAAACCAGTTATTTTCTTTTTTTCAATTTCTTCTTTTTCAATTCTTAAATTATTTAAATTATATATATATTCTTTATTAAAAGAATCAAAATCATTTTTAGAAATATAATCTTTTTCATAATCATTTATTATTTCTTTTAATAACTTTTCATATTTATCTATTTCTTTATTTATTTCAACTAATCTTATTTTAGATATTTCTTTTTTATATTCAACACTAGAAACAGATACTCTTTCATTTAATTCTTTTTCTAAATCGCACATCATATCAATATGAGTATTTAAAACATTTAATACAATATCATCTACTTCTTTTTCTGTAATATAGTGTTTACTACAGTTTTTATTTTTTACATATGTATTGCAATAATAAAAATTATTATTTGAATTTGGTCTTGTAAACTTTCTTAAATTGCAATTGCATTCATTACATTTTAAATATCCTGTATAGGTTGTGTATCTTCCTTCAACATTAGCTTTACTATTTCTATTAAATACAATTGATTGGACTTGCTTAAATATTTTTCTTTCTATAATTCCTTCATGATGATCATTTATATATATCCAATCTTCTTCTGCATTTCTTACAATATTATGAACTTTATAACTAATTCTTCTTGTTTTACCTTGAACTAAGTTACCAATATATGTTTCATTTTTTAAAATAATATCTATAGTTCGAGTATTCCATTTTTCACTCAATCTTCCTACTTTAAGTTTTAATTTTGTTTTAAAATATTGTGTTGGTGTTAATATATGATTATCATTTAAATCATTTATTATTTCTTTCTTACTATATCCATTTAAAGCCATATCAAATATTTTTTTTACTATTTTAGATGCTTCTGGATCTATTAAAAGTTTATGGCAATCATTAATATCTTTAATATATCCATATGGAGGTAAATTTCCAATATAATTACCACTTTCTTTACTTATTCTTAAAGAACTTCTAATTTTATATGATATATCTTTAGAATAACCTTCGTTCATTAAGTTCTTTATTGGTATTTCTATTGACTTGATAGAATCTGGTCTTAAATATGAATCTATTCTTTCATTTATTGATATGAATCTTATATTGTATTTAGGTATTAATGTTTCTATCAATTCTCCTACTCCTAAATAATCTCTTCCTAATCTAGACAAGTCTTTAACAATTATTGTATTAACTTTTCCATTATATACATCTTCTTTTAGTCTTTGAAAACCTGGTCTATTAAAATCTGTTCCTGTATAACCATCATCGGCATATACATCATATATTTTTATATTCTTTTCATTTTTTAAATAATATTCAATTAATTCTTTTTGATTAGTAATACTATTTGACTCATCACCATCTTTAATTTTATCTTCAGATGATAATCTTACATAGATACCAACTCTCCATTTTGACATAAAGCACTCTTCCCTTCTTCTAAATAGTGTAATAGTTCAGTAAATTCATCTTGATATCTAAAAATAATTCTTATATTTCCATCGCTATTAACATAAATTATTTTGATTAATTCATCTAATACTTCTTTTGTTATTTTTTTTATTTTCCTATTTCTTTTATAATGGTCTATCCAATAATCATATTTTCTGATTCTTTTAACATTTTCTTGATAAGTTGATTCATATAATTTTCTAGATTCATTCAAGTTTTTCTCTTGTTCATCAATTTCTTTTGATAATTTTAGAAATTCTGACTTATTAATTTCTCCAAATTTCCAGTTTTCATATGATTGTCTTTTTTTTGTTTTTAAATTATCTAATTTATAATCTATTAATCTAATATTCTTTTTATATTCTTCTTCATTAGATTCTTTATTTCTTTTAAAATATAATTTTTTTAAACTTTTATCTAATTCAATAACAAGTTTAACTTGCATTTGAATTGCTTCTAATACCATCCTATCTAAATCAGATGCTTTTATTTTATGTGGAGAACAATTAGTTCCATTTCTTAAATAATTCATACAAAAATAATTAGATATTTCTCTATTTCCTCTATGATCATCTTGTCTTATCATTGCCTTTTTACAACTATTGCATTTTAACTTTGTATTATAAATAGAATATATTTTAATTGGACTTTTTTCTTTAGTATTTGATTTAATATTAATTTGGACTTTATCAAATATATCTTTATCAATAATAGCTTCATGAGTATTATCAAATCTAATCCAATCATTTTTATTTTTATATACTATTGTTTTATCTTTAAAACTTTTATTTGTTGTTTTTAGTTGTACTAAGTTACCTATATATACTTCATTAGACAATAATCTACCAATAGTAGTTGTTCCCCAGAAATGATTAATTTGCTCATCATCTGGTATTAACGATAATTTTGCTTTTTTTCTTCTTTGTATTTCTGTTCTGCATAAAATTTTATTTTCATTTAAATATTTACATATTTTAATTCTTCCATCGCCGTTTAAAGCCATATCAAATATTTTTTTTACAATCTCTGATTCAGATTTATTAATTACTAAATGGTGCTTATCATTTGGATCAATATCATATCCATATGGAGGTGTTCCAGATACATATTTACCATTTTGAGCCATAATTTTATATGCACTTGATACTTTAATAGAAATGTCTTTAGCATAATTTTCATTCATTATATTTTTTAATGGTACTATTAAGTCATGTATTCCTTCTGGTCTTAAATATGAATCTAAACCATCATTTATTGATATAATTCTTAATTCATATATAGGAAAAAATTGTTCCAAATATTTTCCTACTCCTAAATATTCTCTTCCTAATCTAGACAAGTCTTTAACAATTATTGTATTAATTCTTTTCTTGCAAATATCTTGAATCATTCTTTGAAAACCTGGTCTATTAAAATTTGTTCCTGTATAACCATCATCTGTATAATAATCAACAATTATCATATTAGATTCATTATTTATAAAAGAAGATATAATATCTTTTTGGTTTGTTATAGTATCTGATTCTTCATCTTCATTATCATCAAATGATCTTCTAGTATATACCCCAACATACCATTTTCTATCTGTACTTTTAGAACTAATTTTTTTATTACCTCTACCAGTCATAAATATCTCCTTTCATACATTCTAGATATTAATAGAAAATGATATTTTCTACGAATGTGTAATTTTAGAAATCGCACACTTGACTTATTTATATAAGCTGTCTAAAACATTTGTTAAGCAATCATTAGCTGTTAAATCAGTTTCAGAAAATTCTATTTTTACTATCTTTCCATTTATCTTAAAAGCATATGGATTTTTCGTTTTACTTAAAAAATCAAGTAATCTTTCATCACTTGATTTTCTTTTATCTATTTTTATATTAGAAATATCATCTAGTTCATCTATATTTAATTCATCTAAACTTTTATTTTTACATTCGTTAATTTTATTAGAAATTTCCTCATATTTCATTTTTATTCTCCTATCTCATGTTTGCTTGGTCATCTGCTCTAGCTGCCACAACACAGCAACAATAGCAAAAAAATGTTATTAATAATAAACTAATAATTAAAAGTATAATCATTATTTACCTCCTTTATTAATTGCTTCTTCATATGTTTTTTTTGATATGATTCCTCTTGAAAACAATTCTTTAATAAACTCAATATAGCTATTCATGTTTATCCTCCTTATTTTCTATAACAATTACTTGAATATCTTTTTTATTTTTTATTCCATCAAAAAAGCCAGAGCGAAAT